AATTGTAGGGAATTAATGAAGCGTAGGCAATAACACCTAACTCGTTTATATGATTAACAAAAGTGACTTTATACTTTGGAATACGATATATTAACCAATAAACAATAGAGATATGAAAACAGCAATAAAAACATTAGAAGAAAAGATTAAGGATAATAAGATAGCTGACTTTAGTAAATTTTATCCGACAGGTAATCAGGAAGTGGCTCATTTTGCAGAGCAATACTGTGAGGAGAATCGATTAAAATTACCTGATTTTAGAAATATTTATGATGCCGCACAGCACATGGAATGGGGTGAATTTTCTGATTATATAGATAATATATTTTTAGACCAAGCCAATAAACAATAAAGCTATGAGAAATCTTATTATACTTTTTGTTTTAATCTGTATTCTTGGGACGGCATCTTATATTGCAGGTGGAAATTTATTTATTTTGCTATTTACGGGAATAATGTTTTTTCTTTTACTCTCTTTAATAAAAATTTACCGTGACAACAAACACCAAGACCATGAGTGAACAATTAGAAATACAAAAAATTGATATTTATAGCAAAGGAGATGAAAGTGTTGGTATATTTTCATCAATGTGGACTATTGAACAACCTGTATTTATTGATCCTGAAGATTTAGAAACATTTAGAAATGAACTTAAAGCAGCATGGGAATATATTGCCGATGATGCAAGAGTGTATTTTACTATAAACGGGAAATCAGAATTTATATAATCATGGGACAAAAGACAATAAAAATAGTCACAATTCAGATATATGAATATACTGATAATTCGGCCAATGTAAGTCATGTATCAGAAACAGAATATTTGAAACAAAAGATAGACGAACTGCTGCCGAGTAATGGGCTTGAAAAATTTACGGATAAAATGTGGGAAGAATTGAATAAAGAGAATAAATATCTTAGTGCAGAATTTATAACTGGTTTTGACACAGCTATGGACTATGCCGATCAATATATCAACCACATCAAATCCAAACTAACAGAGAAAGGAGAATAACATGAAAATAGAAGAACTGACAAGTTATAAACTTAACCATCAGGCACTACAAATGATGGCAACAGTGAAGGAACAATACCCTGCAATGAAAACCGTGCTTATGCACCTTAAGACCATAAGTAACGAATTGAATGGTCAAACCATTAAAGAAATAACCGGCGAAAATGGAAATGATTGATCTTAAACCAGGCGATCTTGCATTAATAGACTGGAACGGCAATCTTTATCACAAGATTCAGCATTATTATATTGTGGAAGTATCAAAAACTACTATCCGGGCAATAGTGGCGAAAAACGAGCCTTCAGACACTGATATTTATATTAACATACCAATTTAAAAAAAGAAATTATGGACAAAAATTATGTAAAAGCAATGAAAGTACATATGGCACAACTTGAATTAGATATTGCTTCTTGTGAATGGACTATTAAATATTCTGAAGAAAATATTGCTTTAGCAAGAAAAAGGAAAAAACTTGAGCAATCAAGGCTAGAAGAAGCAAGAAAAATACTTGCCTATTACCTGGAAACAGAAGGGGAAGATGATATTTAATAATTTTTGCTTATATTTGCAATAGGTTTTTTTCATGGATTAGGTTTTAGGTTAGTGGGGCCGCTCTCATTCGGGGGCGGCTTTTGCTATTGTATTTATCAGAAATTTATTTTATCTTTGCAAAAACAGTAATATGGGAAGGCCGAGAAAAGAAATAGACTGGGGTTTGGTTGATGACTATTTGCGGGCGCACTGCGACGGGACCGGGATAGCCAATGTTCTCGGCATTGCGGCCGATACTCTTTACCTAGCCTGCAAGAACAAGTTTAATATGACTTTTTCCGCTTATTCCGCTATAAAAAAGTCCGAAGGTATCGAACTGATAAGAAAGAAACAGTTTGACCTTGCAATGAGCGGGAATAGCAGTATGCTTGTATGGCTCGGCAAGCAATATCTCGGTCAGCAGGAAAAGAGAGAGCTTAGCATTCCACAATTAGCAGAATTACCCGATGTTATAATCAATGCCAGAGACAGCAATAATAAGTGAAGTCAGCCAGCCGCAAATGTCGGCACTATTAAGTGTACAGCCGATAACATTATTCTTATCGGGCAAGGGCGGCGGTAAAAGTCATTTCAACGGCATCAAGTCATTGCAATTAATCAAACAGTTCCCGAATGTCAAGGGCTTTATTGGTGCTAATACATACGACCAGCTGAATACTTCGACAATGTTCCGTATTCGCGAATACTGGAAATCGGTTGGCATTGTTGAATATTCAAAGGCCAATCCGGCCGGTCATTATGTTATCGGTATTGCGCCGCCCTCACATTTCAACAAAGAACATCATAACTTCGACAAATATTACAATATTGTTTCATTCAGCAACGGAGCGATAATATTCATCGGCTCGCTTGAGAATGCCAAGTCACATGAGGGCAAAGAATTTGCCTGGGCTATACTTGATGAGACAAAAGACACCCGTGAAGAAGATGTTAAAGAAATAATACTCGCCAGGCTACGCGAGAAAGGCATTTATCTCGTGGATGGCGAACTAAAGAATGAGGGATTACCGAAGCAGCAATATAACCCGCTTTATGTAACAACATCACCGGCTAAAGTGGACTGGATAAACGAATGGTTCGGTCTTGATGATTATGCCGCCGAGATAGCGAGCAGAATATATAGCCGGACAGACTTTTTTGAGAAGATAATAAATAACCGTAAAGTGATAATCGCTTCGTCTTATCATAATGTGCAGAATGTCGGTGAGAATTACATACAGAATTTACTTGACAATAACAGCAAGGAACGGGGCAAAAGCATTGTCTATGCCAATCCGTTCACTACAACGGGCGGCGAGTTTTATACTTCATTCAATCGTCTTGTTCATGTTGATGAAGTGCCGCCGCTTGATAATACCCCGGTTCATATCAGCTATGACTTTAATGTTGTTCCTTATATGACACTTTTGCTGTTCCAGATAGTTGAAACGCCTAATAAGAAAACTCAGGTGCGCTGCTTTAAGGAATATTGCCTGCCGTCGCCAAAGAACACAACGGAGGCGATAACAACAGAGGCGATGCGTGATTATTACGATTACATGAAACACGGCCTTTACTATTACGGTGATGCAACAGGTAAGGCGAGGGATCCGCGGGCGAGTTTTCATAATTACGATATTGTGCAGCGCGTCCTTCAGAATCTCCTGCATAACTATTCCGACAGGGTGCCGAAACGCAATCCCCCGGTTATTCCGCGCCGGGATTTTGTTAATGCCCTGCTTGAAAGTAAACACAGCATGGAGATATTGATTGATAATAACTGCAAACACCTCATCCAGGACCTTGAATTTGTTAAGGAGGATCAGGAGGGGCGCAAGATGAAAGAGGAGGCTACTGACCCCGTGAGTAAGCAGAGGTATCAAAAATGGGGCCATACGAGTGATGCACTTGACTACTTTTTATGTGCATATTTTGAAGCGATATTTGATAAATTATATTAATGAAACACGCAGTTATATCAAGATGCCGATTCGCGATTCGCGAATTAATGGATAAATATCTTGCAGTATCCGCCGAGTATCTTGTGCCGCAATTACAGAAGCAGAAAGCACCGTTTGACTGGTTTATTATCGGCAACAAAGCAGATACAAGATATATTGAAGAACAACTTTATTATCCCTTTGAGATAATACAGAATCGCGAAGAACTTGCAAAAATAATGGTTGGTTACAATATTCAGACGCGCCATGATATTGACGACTGGATGAGTGAGAATTACATTGAGATGATACAAGCATTATATAAGCAGGTTATCGGCTCGCTTAATAGGTTTGTTATTCACGCCCAGCCCGTGCAGCTCAACATTTTAACTAACCGCGAATACGAAATGCGTAAATATCGTTGCAATAATACATCAATGTTTGTATCTTTGTGTCAGAAAACACCCGAATATAATATCTTCAGCAAGAAGCATAATCAACTGTGGCGAATAGCTGAAAAGACATTTATGTTAAAAGGAACGCCTGTTAAATGGATAATACACGGAAATAATATAACTTGCAAAAGAAACTTAAATAAGACAACTCGTTAATTAAGAAATATAGAGAAAAATTAAATAAACAAAAATAATGAAAAAGAGACTTAATGAACGACTTGAAGATGCTATTAAAGAAGTGGACAACGTATTATTAGGAACAATAGTTGAAATAATTAATTGTGGGGCAAGAATGAATAAAAAAGAATATAGAATATTCAAAAAACTAATAAAAAAATATCATAAATTAAATGACTAAAGAAGAAATTATACCTTACATCATTAAGGTGATAAAAGAAAAACTACGACATGAGAATTACGATCATGTCACCAGGCTGGCCGATAAATACGAGATATATTACACCGGCAAGGATCTTGATAATGAGCTTCAGCAATTCACGCCGCGCGAAGAAGATGAACTATTTACACAGCGCAAGAAGATAACTAAGCATATTGTTACCTCTGTTGCCTGGAACGTGACAAGTGTTGAAAAGAAAGTGCCGCGCTCAAATGGGATAACAAAGGCAATAACCTACAAAGAAGGCAAAATCAATGATGTGAAGCTTAAAGAGCTTGAGAAAATTCTCGGCAAATTCTGGGGTGATGCTTCATGGGACAGATATATGGAAGTGCGATGGGTTGAGCTGAACGACCTTGATCCTAATACTTTCGTTACTCTCGAATGGGGCGACTTTAACCCGGTGAAAGAGCTTTTGCAGCCCTATCCTTTCGAGATAGATTCACATGAAGCCATTGACTTTCTGTATAAGAATAATATCCTGCAATACATGACTGCCATGTTCATTATTGAGATGCCTGATGAGCAGAATGAGAAAGCGAAGCCAAAGGACGGTGAGAAATACATCATCTATCTGCCAAAAGAAACAATCATCATCACCGAGGTCTGGAATGAGAGCTATCTTAATCAAAGTGTCGACGGGCAGATGCGCGATATTAACGGCGAGCAGATATTGAGAATAGAAAATCGCCTGTTCCGTGTTGAATATCCGAAGCCCCATAATCAGGGTTATGTTCCTGCTTTTCGCGTGGGGTGGAAGCGCGACCCTGCCACCCGCGGGGCTACTTATATCGCTCCCTGGCACGCCTCGCTCCCTTATCTTGAGAAGATAGTCAAGGCGAACAGTGAGCTTGACCTTACGATGGCCCTTCACGTGTTCCCGCAGAAAGTTGTCAGTGTGCGCAAGTGTGATAATGAAAAATGTTTCGGAGGTGTTATTACTCTGCCCGACGGACAGAAACAGCAATGCCCGGTATGCGAAGGGTCAGGCCTGCAGATACATCGCTCGGCGCAGGATATTATTGCCGTGCCATTGCCAAAGACCGGCGAAGAGCAATTGTCGCTTGATGATATTGTGCGTTATATCTATCCGCCCATTGATCTGCCGCGCTTCCAGGATGAATATATTGATAAGATGACGCAGCGTTGCATCCAGGTTGTTTATAACAGTGATATATTCACGCGCTCGGAGATAGCAGAGACAGCAACAGAAAAACGCATCGACCTTGATAATGTCTATGATACCTTGTTCCCTATGAGCGTTAAATATTCAGCTACATATAAATTCGGTGTCCGCGCTATTGCCAAGCTGATAGACCGCGAAGAGGGGCTTGTTGTCGTTCACTCGTTCAGCAAGGATTTTCGCTTTAAGAGCAAGGACGATTATATCATAGAGCGTAAGATGGCTGTTGATGCGCAAGCCCCGACTGAAGTGCTTGCAGAGATAGACCGCGAGATAAAACGCATCGATACGGCTGATAACCCGGATGATTTCAGGCGTTACGAAGTGATAACAGACCTTAATCCCTTTGAGGGCAAGTCGGAAAGCGAGATACAATTCATTATCACCTCCGGCAATGTGCCGCGTCGACAGATTGTTCTTTATTCCTGTTATGGCTTTATCTATGACGAGATTGTAACAAAAGAGCCGGGATTCTTTGAGATGACAAAGGATAAGCGTATGCAGATTGTCTATAAGTTTGTCGATGAATATATTGCCGAGATAGACAAGAATAAAACACAGACGAAACCGCCTGAATTTGAATAATTTTTTGTATCTTTGTTATTATTAATTAATAATTTTAAATCATGGAAAAACAATCAGAAGTCATTGAATTTAATTTTGATTTATCTGACAATCTTTATATTGGGGTTGATGAACCAGATAGAATAAAGAAAATCATAGAAAGATTAGAGGCGAGGGAATATAATACCGGGGGTACATTTAGAATTACTAAATTATTTGATGAAAATAATATTACATTGCATATTGATTCATTTAATGGATTAGAAATATTTTTTATGTTGTCCGGAATAGATATTAAATATTTGAAGGATTTTCTTGATAGCATAATAAAAAATGGTTTCGATATTTCTGAATAATGGACAAAGAGACTCAACAGCTATTCGATCGCATCAATAAGCTATGGCAGCGCAAAGAGAATTTCATTAATACGAAGCTCTCATCAATGGAGAAGTCTGTCAACAGAATGGCCGATTATTTGTTGAGTCAATTGATAAAAGACTATCTCGGCAAATTCGATACCAAGGGCGGCAAGCTATTAAATAATACTCATAATATGTCGCTCATCAACCAGCTTGAGAAACAATTTGACGATTTTGAGAAAACAGCCGCAAAGCTCAATCTGAAGTACGGCCAGGATATGTTAAAGACCACGACATTCTCAAAAGAATATTACGCTGCATTTCCGGGGCTGGCGAAAAAGACTATTGATTCACTCGGCGAGAATATCGGCTTTGTTGAGCAGATGATAGGCATAAAGGGCGATAAGATAATAAAAGGCTCATTTCTTGATAACCTCTCCGAGATGCCTGAGGTACGCGATAAGGTACGCAGTTTTGTACTATCTAATGTGTCGGGTAATAATTCTTATCAATCGTATTTATCAGGGATAAAAGACATGATACGCGGCACGGATGAGACGGAAGGTGTCCTGCAGAAATATTACCGGCAATATGCCTATGATACTTTCAACAATGTTGATGCTGCTGTTAATAAGCAGTTCGCCGAGAATGTAGGATTCAAGTATTTTATTTATCATGGCTCTATTATTGACACATCACGGGCCTTTTGTCGCAAGCGGGCGGGTAAGGTATTCAGTGTTAAAGAAACGTTAAAATGGAAGAACGACCCTGATTTGATAGGCAACGCTGCCGGGTATGTTCCACTAATTGAAAGGGGACGCTATAATTGCCGTCATTCGATTAAATACATAAGTGATGATTTGGCATTCAGGTTGCGGCCTTCATTAAGAAAAGGTATTAAATTGACTAAGGAATAAATAATTTTTTGTATCTTTGTTGTTATTAATCAAAATAATAAAATCATGGAGACAGAAAAAGTTTATTGTTCCTGGAGACATTTAAAAAACGAAATGTCTGAATCAAATTTAACAAATGAGATTAAAAGTTTATTAATACCAGAAAAGTGGGAATTATATAAAAAGACTATTTTATTATTAAGAGAAGAATCAGCCTTAATAGTAAGATATTTAATTCTGTCTGGTTTTGATATTGATATTATTTTTAAAACCTCTTTAGATGCAGTTTTTGCTTTTTATTCTCGCTACAAATTTGATAATATTAATTATATGTTTGCCATCATGGATAATGTCAGTCTTATATCTATGTATAGAGATATTAAAATTTAATACTTGATTATATTGAAAATATCAATAGTTATGGCATCTTATCTTGGTGACTATCCGAAAGCGGCAAAGAACCGTGATAAGAAAATACTGCGGGCTGTTGATAGTGTACTGGCGCAGACATACAAAGATATTGAGTTGATTATCATAGCAGATGGTTGTCAAAAGACAGTAGATATAATAAAAAATTCGTATCTTTACAATGACAAAATAAAGGGCTATTTAATTGAGAAGCAAAAAAAATGGAGCGGGGTGCCGAGAAATACAGGCATCAGGAAAGCAACAGGCGAATGGATCTGTTATCTTGATGTGGATGATTATTTCAAGCCAGGCCATATTGCAGGGATAGCAAAGAATATAACAAGTAAAGATGATTGGCTGTGGTTTGATGACTGGATTGTTAATCGTGAGGGCAAATTGCGCCGCCGCCCTTGCGCTCTGTCGATGGGCAAATGCGGAACGTCAAATGTCATTCACCGCAAGATAGCTCTTTGGGACGAAAAAGGTAGTTATGCACATGACTGGAGATTTATCAGGAATTTACGCACAGCCAGCCGAAACAATAGAAAAATCATGGCTGGAGAATATGTGGTTTGCCATATACCGGGAAGAGTTGATGCCTGATGGTATTTTCCGCGTCGAGAGCAAGGCGAATCATTTTCTTGTGATACTTGTATTTTTAAACGATCATATAAATTAGAAATCATGCCAAGAATTTTTCTTATAAAAGAAGGCGATACATTAAATCATTTTGGTAAATCCATTTCTATATTTGAGTTTATCGAATATAAAAAACATATTGAAGAATATTTAAAATTACTTAATCATGCCATCAAAACCAGGAAAAGATAAAAAAGGTTGTTATTATCGGTGGGGACATCAAAAGAAATACTATTACAAATGTGGCGATAAAGCTGCTGCTGCAAGGGCTAAGAAAAAAGCTGATGCGCAGGGGCGCGCTGCTTATTCAAGTGGGTATAGATGATAGCAATAATAACCAGGTGCCGCAACAGGCTTGAATATACAATCCGCACAGTCCATTCAGTGAGACAAACTGAGGGTGAGGAGTATAAACATATCATCATTGATAATGCAAGTGATGATGGCACTCTCGAATGGTTCCGATGGATCTCAAAAAACACAGACATTCTCAATCATTGCGAATATTATCGTTACGACAAAAATCAAGGTGACTGGGGCGGGATGATAGTTGCTCAACCGTTCACTAAAGACTGCGATTATGTTGTTCAGCTCGACAATGATATGTTAGTACCTCCTAATTGGCTGACTGCCATGCGCACAATCCTTGAGAATACAGAATACCAGGTAATAATGTTAAGGCGCGATAATGTATTGTGGAAATTAAGACCATTGACCGAGCCAATAAATGTCGAGGGTTATTTAATTGCCCGTGTTGAGCGCGCCGTCGCCTGTTTTATGATGAGTAAACAATTCTATGATTTATGTTGCAAAAAAATACTGCCAAAAAATGGTATGCGAAGCAAATACATGATAGCAAGCCTCGCAAAACGACAAATAGGAAAAGTACTGAACGTGCCGTGCCGGGAAATAGATTCGCAGACGCAGCGAAAATTATATTCACCGAAAAACCCGCAAATATGGGAGAAAATCTGATGGATATAATCATTGTGAGCAATGGCCGCAATGGTTATCTGCGCACGGTGACAAAGCACGGGATAGATACCTGCGTAATGAGTAGCTCGCTCATAACATTCAATTTCATCATTATTGAGCAAGCCAAGCACGTTGTTTACAAGATACCGCGAACAAGGACAATACATTATGATTTTGAATTTAATTATAATCGTTGCCTTAACCTGGGATTGAAACATTCTACAACCAAATATGTTGCTCTGTGTAATAATGACCTTGATTTTCGTCCCTTTTGGGCTGAGAACATTATTGCCGCTATGGGTAATACTTATCTTAGTGCATCACCGTCGCGATATGGCCAGCGCAAGGGTATTGTCGAGGGCTACGAGATAGCAAAACAACTTAACGGATGGTGTATTGTTATTAATCGCGCTGTGCTGGATAAGATAGGCAAACTGGATGAAGGTGTCAAATTCTGGTATTCGGATGATATCTATGCCGACCAGCTGCGCGCGCAGGGCATTAAGCATATACTTGTTAATCACAGTTTCGTCAGGCATCTCGGGAGTCGCACGCTTCGTACTGACCGCAACGGACGCGACCTGATGCGCAAACAACGAAAAAATTATATTAAATCACGTAAGAAATATATTAAAAAACGGAAATTATGAAAACAATTAAAAAAATTATTTTAAGGCAGCGGAATAAATACATTATTAGAAAACGCAATCGTTTATTGAGATGGTTAATGAAAAACAACACTGTCCCTTATGCAAATTCAAGGACAGATGAAAGAATATCGCGTAGTGATTTTTCATTTTGTTCAATCTTTTTTGATATTGCACACGATAAATATCCCAACCTTACAAGTGATATTATAAGCGAAATTGATAATTATGCCAGCAAAACCAGGTAAATATGAAAATAGGAATACTAACAGCCATTTGGAAACGGCCTGAGATAACAAGAATATTCGCTGAAGGCATTAAGCGACTGCAAAAGCAATTCGATATCGTGCCTGTTGTCGTTGGTAGCGAGGGCGAAACGAGTATGTCTCTATGCCGCGAATATGGATTCATATATCTTGAAAGGCCAAATGAGCCATTGGGCAGGAAATTTAACGAAGGCTTGCGGGCATTCAAAAACATAGATGTTGATTATATAATGATAATGGGAAGTGATGATCTTATCTCGAATAATCTTATCGAAGCATATATGCCGTTTATGGAGAAGCGCAAGGATGTTATCGGTATTCTGGATATTTATTTTTACGACATACTGAAAAAGCAGTTGCATTATCTTTCGGGTTACGGGCTAAAGCCGCAGGATAAACACCGCAAGGGGGAGCCGCTGGGATTGGCCCGATGCATAAAGCGTGATGTTATTGAGCGGCTGCAGTGGCAATTATGGATGAATGGCATAAACAAAGGACTTGACTGGACAATGACACAAAGGCTGAAACGGATAAGGGTGCGCCCTGTTGTTATGAGGCTTAAGGATATTGGTGCACTCGCTGTTGATTTGAAAAGCAGACAGAATATTTGCGGACTTGGGATTTACCGCACCGTGCCTGTTGATGATAGTATTATGAGCTTATTATCAGATAAAGAAAGGGAAATGATAAATGAATATACTATTTTATCCTGACAGACTGGATAACTACAATCGTTATTCGCGCGTGCTTCGTATTCTGGAGAATTGCGATTGGGTGAAGTTTCATAATAATCCCGGCAAGCCTTACGACCTGCATATCTTCTGGAGCTACACGCGTAAACAAATAACGCCGCCAAAATTGACACTGAGCGATAAGACAGTCCTGAATCGCGGATGCTGGGATATAAGCAAGCAAAAAGTAAACGACATATTCAATGATATAAGCGTGGATCCGCGCAAACATCAGGGCAATTGTGTTGAGAAACGCGAATATCAGGGAGGCCATAAATTTCATAGTATTGTTGAATGTCCTACCGAGCCGCGCAACGGATATATTTACCAGAAATATATAGATGATACAGAGGAGGGTCTTTTTATCCGCTATCGCATCTTTTTGATGGGCGGTGTTATTACTCATGTCAACAAGCGATATGAGAAGGATAGGTTCAATACAAGCACTGTGAGGGTTGAGAATATCGCGCCCGATAAGTTTTTTACCGGTAGCGAGACGATTGATATTCTCGAAAAATGTCGTATCTTTGGTATTGATTTCGGAGAGCTTGATTTATTGATAGATGAAGGGCGCAAAGTTGTTATTGATGTTAATAATCTTGTCGGCGGTCATCATCCTGGAATCTTAGCCCGCTCGAAACCTTATAAAGAAATAGACGAATCATTTTTAGAAATGCTTAAAAAATATAAATCATGAAAAGAGAGCAGGGTTATTATTGGGTAAAATTAGATGATGCATGGATGATTGCAATATGGAGGGGGGATTTGTGGAATGTTAGGAATATAGCAATAACGAGTGATGATAGATTTGACGAGATTGATGAAAATAGAATATCTCATAAATATTATTCTGGATTATTAAATGAGACAAAAAAGATAACTGAAGAAATTTGGGGGTTATTTGCAGATATTAAAAAAACAAGCCAGGACTATAAAGATAGAATAAAAGAAAATGAATGGGCGAACAAGATACAACAAGAAAATCATGATAACAATAGGAGTGCCAATATGGAATAGCCGCGAGATAGTATGGCTTGCGATGGAGAGTTTCTGCCGTCAGAAAACAGACTTGCCCTGGGAATTGATTGTTTACGAAGAAAAACACCGTGAGGCTTGCAGCGCTGATTATTTCCGTTCTTATGTGAAACGACTGGAGAAGGCCGGGTGCATAAGTTTTAATTATATTACTTGTAATGATAAAAAAGCATTATCTGCAAAATGGGCTACACTTGGCCGCGCAGCCGATAAGCGCAGCAAAATGTTTTGTGTATGCGATGCCGATAATTACTATCAGAAATATATGATAAAAGATGCTTATACGGCATGGATCGAAGGTTACGATTTCCTGACAGACAAACAGGGCTATGCTTATGATTTTGTTAATAAATTGTTAGTAAAATATGATAAGCCTGATGGGAGGACAGGTTTTCAGATATGTTATTCAACTGAACTTATGCGCAAATTGCCGCGCGCCAAAGTACATAAGCTGCTTAATACGTGGGTTTATAATCATTGCAAGCCAAAGAAAGTGAAAGTAGCAAAGGACCATTTAACGAATCTCATTACTAATGGTTTTAATAATATAACAGGCGCGCGCGGCAAAATGATGCGCGATTTTGAACATCCGTTTTATAAGACTGACAAAAAACTTGAAGATATATTGCCTTTGGATATTGTTAAACAAATAAATGATATGTCATGAAAATAATAAAAAGATTTTTTTGGTTAATTGTTTTTATACTTGGGGCTACATTTTGGATATTTACAGTTGGTTGGTCATTATTAATTTTAGGGGGTGAAAAAACAAACAATTATATTATAGACCCAGTTGCAAGTTTTGTATATAGAAAATTGAAATGAATCCGACTCTTAACATATTAACACGAACATACAAGCGTCCTGTATCATTCAAAGATTGCAGGCAAAGTATATTATCACAGACATACGATAATATCAATCATATCGTAGGCAGTGCTATTCCGTGTGTTTATCACAATGATGCAATAGTATTCATAACACCTAAAACAACAAAACGCTCTGTTAATCTCTATATGCATGAATTAGCTGTTTGGGTTGTTGACGGATGGATAATGTACTTAGATGATGATGATAAGTTTATGACTGAAACATCAGCCGCCGAAATAATGTCAGAAATAGACCATGACGATCAATTGCTTTTGTGGCGCGTTAAAATAGGCAAGATAATAGTCCCGGCCGATTGTTATTTCGGGCGCACAATAAAACAGGGCCATATATCAGGCATTGGCTTTGCTTTTCATAGTAAACATTTGCCCGCTCCCTGGGACGCAGGACACGCCAGCGATCACCGGGTTATTAAACATTTTGCTGACTTCCTTGAGGTGAAATGGATAGATAAAATACTGACACGCACACAGGGTTCGCGCAATCACAAAGGAATGATACCGAAAAAAGATATAGCAAAAAAGAAAAAGAAGTGAAAAGAAATGAAAAGAAGAGATTTTTTAAAGACATTAAGTACAGGCGTGGTCGTTATTGCGGCAACCCCTTATGTTCTTGCAAACAATTACTATGAACTTTGCGAAGAAGAAAAAAGATTACTCACAGCTATCCCGGACATTGATGGAAAAAAAATACATCAATGGGTTTTATTTTGATTCGGAGCTCTTAAAAAAAGACAAAAATTTATTAACTGATAATGAATTTGAGGCTGTTATTGTTGTAAGTCAGGATACGTTTATTCGCAGGATGAAAAGTGAAGGTATATGGAATAAATTAGATTGTTTTTATCTCGCAAATGAGAAAAGACTTGTCATCAAGAATATAAATTGGATAAATCCATGATTAAACAAGTAAGAGTATCACACGGACTGCGACGGTTCAAACCTGGCATAATGAAGCGGTGGGATTTGAAAGATTACCACGACAAAGATGCTCCATGTCTGTTTTTCAACATAAACGGCAAAGAAGATATTGACGCTGTAAAGAACCACAAAGGTTTTAAATTGATATTCTTTGCTAATGCCCGTGGCAATGAATTTATAAAGTCTTTTATCGGAGTCAAAGATTTAGTAGTCATATATAATGATTTCCTGGATGTGCCTGAAGGGATACAGGTAAAGAATGCGGGCTGCTCAACACCGTTTGAGATTCGGGATTTTTCAATATTCAAGCCGTCAAAACTTGGTGATAAGATATACAGCTATATCGGTAATGACACGCAAAAGCATAAATATGGATATAACCATTTATGGAGAATACAGGATAAGATATCGTATGGTATTATCATGGCTAAGAATGAACATTCTATCGAATATGTCAAGGAAAAATATTATGATAACTGCTTTGTTAATATCAATCTCAACCGTTCAGGCGGTGGCGGTCTTACTACGGCTCGCGAGATGGCAATGATGGGACGCAAAACAATAATGAATACAAAGTTCAATTACCCTTTCATCATGCCTTACGAAGATGATGAGGATATTATCAGGCTTATAAACCAGGAGGCCGAAAAAATAGGCACAATGCAGCAGGGGTGGGATTCGCACACAGTAGGGTCGGAATGGCAAAATGAACGATTCTGGCAAACAAATGATATTAATCTATGACTTTCATAAAAAAATACTGGGATAATGTCGCCGGTCCTTCGTGGGGCGATAAATACATGATGGAGCTTGAATATAAGGAGCTGTCAAAATATGTAACTCCTGATGATTCTGTTCTTGATGTAGGTTGCGGTGACGGGGCTTTATTGAGCCGTCTTGAAGCGCGCAGGCGCGTAGGAATAGATTTTTCCGAACCGATGATAGGAAAGGCGCGAGAAAACAGTGATATAAAATTCTTTATTGGTGATGCGCGCGCGATTGATTTTGATGATGATTTATTCGATATCGTTTATACGGTGCGCTGCCTTATTAACTTGCCGAACTGGGAAGAGCAATGCCAGGCGATAAACGAATGTCTGAGGGTGGCTAATAAACGGGTTATTTTCTCCGAGGCTTTTTACGAACCATTGCAACGGCTTAATGCTATCAGGCAGATTGCAGGGCTTGACTTGCTTGTGGAGCATGATTTCAACAGGTATATCAAAGAGGATAAATTGCGTATGTTATTAAAAGATTATAACTTTACAATCAGTAATTTTTCTTCCGTTTATTATCTCGGCACTCGTTTCGTGCGTGAGATAATTTGCGATTATAAGAGTTACACTAATCCGATAAATGCGATGTTCTTTAATTTATCGAATGAATTGCAGGGCGGGGATTTTGGTATTCAGAAAATGTGCATAATAGAGTTATGAGCGAAGATTTACAAATAGCGAAATTTGAACATAACCAGGCTGTTTATCTTGTTTGCGATAGTACCAAATGGATTGTAACACATATTATTATTGATTGTCATGGTCAGATACAATACAGAATAAGCAATGGATATAAATCAAATGAAGTATATGAATGCGAGATTACAGAAGATGGCAATATTGTTAAACGAATAAAGGGGATGTTTGGCAAATGAAGGGTTATTACATAAATCTTAACAAACGCGAAGACCGCAAAAAACTGTTTTTGCAACAGGGCGGGGTAATTGAATGGGAGCGTATCGCAGGTATTGATACTAACCCCGGGTGGATAGGTTGTCGCGAATCGCATCTCAAGGCCCTGAATTTCGTTAAAGATGTAACGTTAATTGCAGAAGATGATTGTCTGTTTATGCAGCCCTGGAAACTGCTTGGCAATGCACTTCATCAATTACCGGCTGACTGGGATGTGCTTTATCTCGGTGCCACATTGACAAAGAAACTTGAACAATATTCCAAGAATCTATATCATTTACAGGGCGGATATAGCAACACGGCCATTATTTACCGCAATGACATAGTGCCGAAATATATCCTTGAACACCGCGATGAGATAATAAGATATGATAAGTTTATGGTAAGTAAAGTACAGCCGCAATTCAAATGTTTTATTATTAATCCTATATTCGCCTGCCAGCGGCCGGGATATTCTGATATTATGCACAAGCGTTTTGATAATGGGCTGAAACAAAGGAAAAGATTTTTGAAATATGCCAAGGGTTAAGCCATATATGAAGAAGATACCGGCTTTTTACCGGAAGCAGGCGATAGATATCATGCTGTTTGCTCATGTCACCGCTTTGCAGCAGTATCAGATGCCGATAATTGATGCCATACAGAATTTCAGGGATACTTATGACTTGACCGAGGATGATTACCCGATGGAGAGCGCAAGGGTGACATATACGAATATG